AAAAGGGTGCAAACCCTTCACAACCCTTCACAGAGGGGGGATAATCATTAAAACAGATTTCAAAAGAATGTCACAAAAAGAGTTCGCACGGTATGAAGATATGGCAATAGACGGCAGGCTCATCTATGACGAGTATCCTGCTGAGGAATATAAGTATTTCTCACAGTTATCAAGACTTGGCTACAAGAACAGGCACGAGGGGTGGTCGAAGGAGATATGCGAGGACAAGCAGGCGGAATACAAGCGGGAATATCTTCACAGCAAAGAGCGAAACGGCAGGTTTTTCAGACAAGCCTGCATAATGCAGGAGAATATCCGCAGAGGGCAGACAACGGTCTGGAAGATAAACAAAACGCAGGACAGGGAAGAAAAGCTCAAATACGCATTGCAGGCACTTGAACTGATACTCTGCGACGAGGGACTTGCGAAACATAACGGAGTAAACATACCTGAATATGCAGGCTGTGAATACTGCAATGGAGTGACAGAGTGGAGCGAAAAGCTTGGTGCAGACGGCAAGGAAGTCCGTTTTGAGTTCTGTCCTGTCTGCGGAAGAATGATCGAGGAGGGATAAAAGTGACAAAATATATTGACGCAGACAATCTGATCAACGAATTATCTGCGGCGTGTATGCCGATATACGAAAAAGGCATAACAGGCATTCTGGGTGATAACAGCAGTATCGCTGATATAATCAATGAACAACCTACCGCAGACGTGCAGGAGGTCAAGCGTGGAACATGGGAGAATACAAACACACCTAATCAGCTTAGATGCAATAATTGTGAAATCATTCACTTTATAGCTCAGTATCCACACGGTGAGATAAATTACTGCCCTAATTGTGGCACAAGAATGGACGGTGTTGCTAATGGCTGACCCAATGACCATGCCACGCCTGAAAGCCTACCGCAGGAACGCCTCAGCCATTGAGGACATCAAGGCAGAGCTTTCGGGCAAGTACGTTGCCGACAGTATCAGCGTATGCACTCCGCCGTCCTACACACCACACAGCACACGCATAGACGGCTTTCTGCCAAGTGGCGATACACTTTCATTGCTGTGCGAACAGGCACGGCTAGAGCGTGAGCAGAGGGCTGTGGAGGAGTTTATCAAGGGGATAGAGGATAGACAAATGAGGAAGATATTTGTACTCAGGTTTGTAAAAGGCTTTACTTGGATACAGATAGGACACAAGGTCGGAGGTACAGCGGACGGCTGTAGAATGGCGGTCAAAAGATTTTTGCAAAATGCTTAAACTTGTTCGCTCTGTTCGTTTTACCTATGTTATAATTTAAACTGAGGAAAGTGTAGATACTATCTGACTTTCATAAAGATCCTCCAATAATTTTTACCCACGGAGCATACGCTCCGTATGTTCCGCAAAGTCAGAGTGGGTGCAATTCCCACACGGAACTCCAAGCCTGTTATACAGCTCGTAGACCGAGGACGTAAAACATCGGCGGCGTATAACTTAAAAACCTGCACACTTTGGCTGTGCGTCATCGGGTAGAATAGCCGAGGTTTCGTTTTTTGATGCCAAGTTTTTCATCTACCATAAGAGGAAAAACGGCGAATGCAGACCCAGAGGGATATACTTGAAGTCTGCACCAAGTCGGCGTGCTTCCGACAGAAAACAAAGGCACATCTCTCATATCTACTACATTGCCAACGTTTGCTCGCAAGGGCAGGCGTTCGGGCAGGGTCTGAAAGCCGTATTCCCCATACTGCGGCTTTCGATTTGCAGGTCGAGAGCGTGCCAGCTCAACATCTGCTCCACCATTTACAAAACTCCTTATAATATTTTCACAAGAGGCACTCCTATGGGGTGTCTTTTGCGTTGTGTCACAAAAGGTTCATAAATGTCGAATTTTGATATGTTGCATAAAAAAGGTAATTGACTTTTATGCAGTATATAGAAATTCGGTGCATTTCGTTGATTTTCGCTCTGATTAGTGATATTATTTAAGAAATATTATTATGAGGAGTGATTGTACTTGGTAGTCAAATTTAATGGTAATAAACCGTTTAAAATGGAGGAACATCAAACCAATAAACTTACTACAAAATGTTTTTTATGTGGACAACAGGCAAAAAGCCGAATATTTTATGATGGATTTGAGAATGGAAATTGCATATGTTGTAATTGTGAAGATCAGCTAAAAGGAATGTTTAAAGATTATTTATTAGCAGAATCAAACTTCAACAAAATAGCACTTGAAGAATTAGTGGAAGGATTACGCAATGAAACTATAACGCAGTTAGATAGCCAAATTCATAAAGAAGGCTATAAATATGCCCAAGAGGTTAACATTGTAGATGATTTCGATGATACATTAACCCTTCAAGAAGTTCAACAGAATAATATATTTTATTCGATAAAATATCAATTTTGTTATAACAAAATGATAAATTATATGAAGAATAAATATAATGAAGACCCTTATATAGTCAGATTTTTTGAAACTACGGATTACTATGACCCTGAGGGTTTGTATAGAAGAGATACAAATGCTATATGTGGCATTGCAAAAATATATAATAACGGAACCACGGTTATTTTTGGCGATTTAAAAGTTGTTTTGGATAGATCGAAATATAACCAATAAAATTAATAATATTGAGTGTTCAAAGCCCCACTAAATCGGGGCTTTTTTCATACCATAAAGAAAGGACGGTGCCCTCATGACAGCACGGCAAAAGAAATTTGCAGAATACTATGCTCAGAGCGGCAACACCGTTCAGAGTGCTATAAAGGCAGGATACAGCGAGAAGTATGCGAAAGCTGACGCCTGCAAAATCCTAGATAATCCTAGTGTTGCGGAGTATATCCGTGTGCTGTCCGAGAAAGCTCAGGACGAGCGTATAATGACCGCAAAGGAGAGGCAGGCACTCTTGTCTGATATCGCTAAGGACGGCAAGAATGACCCTGCTGACCGTATCAGAGCCGTCGATACCCTCAATAAAATGACAGGAGAGTATGTGGCTAAGATACAGGCGGAGGTCAAGACCTCTGAAAAGCTTTCAGACGTTTTCGCTCAGATAGGCGGTGAGGGGCTTGACGAGTAAGTTTCCCCTTTCGCAGAAGTATATGGACTTCATCAACAGTGTTCGGGGTGTGTCTGCGGATTTTCTTGAGGGGACTACCGCAAGCGGCAAAACAACTGTGGGCGCAGGAATAAAGTTCATGCGTATGGTGTCGGCAAGCAGGAAAAAGCTTCACGTCATTGCCGCTAAGACTACGGGAAAGGCTGAGGAAACTATCATTCAGCAGGATAACGGCATTCTTGACCTGCACACTAATGCTCGGTACTTCGGCAACGGTGATAAAGACTACAAACTGCCGCATATCAAGTTTGAGGGCAAGATAATCTATGTTCTGGGATATGACAACAAGGATAAGTGGGAAATGGTGCTGGGCGCTCAGTTCGGCTGCGTGTATATCGACGAGATAAATACCGCTGATATCGAGTTTGTCCGTGAGATGTCAACCCGTAACGATTACCTTATGGCGACCCTCAACCCTGACGACCCCTCTCTGCCTGTGTATAAAGAGTTTGTAAACCGCTCACGTCCGTATCAGAAATACGCCTGTGACGTGCCTGCGGAGATAATGAAAGAGCTTACAGAAGAACCTGTACCCAATTGGCGGTACTGGTTCTTTACTTTTCGTGATAATCTTTCACTTACTGATGAGGATATCAAGCGGAAAATGGCTGCCGCTCCGAAAGGCACAAAGCTGTATAAGAACAAGATACTCGGTCTGAGAGGACGTGCAACAGGTCTTGTATTTGACCTGCAAAAGCGAAATATTATTACCGCAGAGCAGGCGAAAGCTTTCACCTTTGTGTATTTCTCAGCAGGACTTGATACCGCTTATTCGCAGTCCTCGCCTGATACCATAGCGTTCACCTTTGTGGGCATAACGGCTGACAGGAAGTGCGTTACCCTTGATGAGGAAGTGTATAACAATCGTGACAGACAAGTACCGCTCACGCCCTCCGACATACCGAAAATATTCACGGCGTTCTTGGAGAAAAACCGCAGGACGTGGGGCTTTGCACGAGATGTGTATATCGACAGCGCAGATCAGGCGACCATACTTGAATGTCAGAAGTTCGGGCGGCTCACAGGCAGTATATATAACTTTATCCCGGCATTCAAGAAAACAAAAATAATCGACCGAATACACTTGCAGTCAGCTTGGCTGGCGGCAGGTGATTTTTATATCCTTGAGCATTGCAAGGAGTACGCAGACGAGCTTAACATATACAGTTGGAAAGAGGATAAGGCTGAGCCTGAGGACGGCAACGACCACCTTATCAATTCCTGTCAGTATGCTTGGCTCCCGTATCGTGACAAGATAGGAAGTGTGAAGATTGACTAAATTCAGCATAGGAAGCAAGGTGAAAAATATGATAAGAAACTGGCTTGATATCCAGCCTGCACCCGAATACAGCATAACTATCACAGAGAAAACAGGCTTTATGACAGATGTGATAAGGTCACAGCTTTGGTATCGTGGTGACGCCGCAGAGCTTTCGCAGTTCTTTGGTCAGCTTAATTTAGGCACAAATTCTTTCTGGAGCAGTGTTCCTGAAAATGAAAAGATACGCAAGATACACAGCGGTCTGCCTGCAATAATCGCCGATACGCTTTCATACATTGTCTATTCCGATATGGACGATATCAAGGTCACAGGAGACAAAGCAAAGGCTGACTTTGAGAATATTTCCGAGCATATTGACTTCACAGAGCTGACAGGCAAGGCTATCGTTACCGCACTTGTTGACGGCGACGGAGCTTTCAAAATATCGGTGGATACTGAGCTTTCTGATACGCCAATAGTCGAGTTTATCGGAGCAGACAAAGTGGAGTATAGCTTTGTGCGAGGTCTGCTGAACGAGGTCATTTTTCATTCTGTGCATTATGCAGGCTCAAAGAGATTTCACCTTGAAGAGCATTACGGCAAGGGCTATATTGAGAGCCGTCTGTATGATGATAACGGCCACGAGGTCGGTTTGGACAACGTGCCTTGCCTTGCACAGATACCGCCCCGAACTGAGTTTGAGGGCGACTATATAATGGCTGTACCGCTGAAATTCTTTTCATCACGAAAGTACCCGAACAGGGGCAAGAGCATTTTTGACGGCGGCAAGTCTGATTGCTTTGACGCTTTGGACGAGGTGATCTCACAATGGTGGGACGCTATCAGAGCAGGCAGAGTAAAGCAGTATATCCCCGAAAGCATGATACCGAGAGATCCTGCAAACGGTAAGCTTAAAGCGCCAAATCAGTTTGGCAACAGTTACATAAGCATTGACCCACCGCTTTCGGCAGAGGGTGCGGCGCCTAAGATAGAAGTAGTTCAGCCTGATATCAAGTACGAAGCGTTTGTGGCAAGCTATACGAATTGCCTACTTATGTGTCTGCAAGGGCTTGTATCACCTGCCACGCTGGGCATAGACGTTGGCAAGATGTCGAGTGCTGACGCTCAGCGAGAGAAGAAAGACGTCACAGGCAACACCCGAAACACTATCACAACGGCTCTTGAAAAGGCTCTGCCGCAGCTTGTTTCTGCGGTGCTTATGACCTATGACAATATGCAGGGCAAAGCCCCTGAAACTTATGAAGTGACCGTTGACTTCGGCGAGTATGGCGCACCTGACTTTGACAGCAGAGTTGAAACTGTGGGCAAGGCAAGCACATATGGTATTATGTCGGTCAAAACGCAGGTGGAGGAGCTGTGGGGAAGCTCCAAAGAGGAAGATTGGAAAGCCGCAGAGGTCAAGCGGATAATGCAGGAAAAGGGGCTTACAGAGGGTGAGCCTACTGCGGTAGGTGACGAGTTTGCTTAACTTTAAGGACATTGCAAAGATATTTGAGGAGATAGAGCTAAGGCTCATATCTTCGTTGAAACGCAATCTCAAAAGGCACAAGGCGGAGGAACAGCGTTACGGCTTTGAATGGTCTGCTTGGCAGGCTGAGAAGCTGAAAAATATGGAGAACTTCCGCCGTGAAAACCTCGACATTATGAACGAGTACGTTGACGTTATCGACGATCAGACAAGACAGCTTATAACGGAGCAGTTTCAAGAGGGTCAACAGCAGGCACAAAGGAGCGCCCAGGAGCTTTCTGACGAGCCTATAACACCTATCCCCGACAAGCATTTCTTTGGCGTGAACGAAAAGAAAATGGCAAAGCTTATGGAAGACGTCACCACCCTTGAAAAGACCGCTGAAACAGCCGCTCTGCGAATGACAGACGATATTTACAGGCAGACTTTGAATAGGGTACAGCTTGCAATGGGAACAGGCTCTATGACGCTTAACGAGGCTATTGACCTTGCCACAAGGGACTTCCTCGACAAGGGCATAAACTGTATCGTGTACGCTGACGGCAAGCGAGTGAACATTGCAGACTATGTGCGAATGGCTCTGCGGACAACTTCCACAAGGGCAGCGTTGCAGGGGGCGGCGAAACGCTTTTCAGAGCTTGGCTATGATACTGTGCTTGTGTCGCAGTATGGCGGCTGTTCAAAGACCTGTGAGCCTTGGCAAGGTCAAGTATACATTGATGATGTGTTCACAGTATGGGAGGGGGAAAAGGACGAGTTTCAAGGCAAGTCAAATTACTGCGGTGAGAGGTTTTGGCTGCTGTCATACGCCGTAAAGAACGGGCTATTTCACCCGAATTGCCGTCACACTATGACGCAGTATATACACGGCAGAACGCAGATACCTGAGCCGATACCGGCGGAGAAGATAAAAGAGCAGCGAGAGCTTGAGCAGAAACAGCGTGCAATGGAGCGGAAAGTCCGCAAGCTAAAACGCTTTGCGGCAGGCACTCTCGACCCCGACACAGCAAAAGCCTACCGCAAGAAAGTAAGGCAGGCACAGCAGGAATTGAAAGCCTTTATAAACGCTAACAGCGAAGTTCTGCGGAGGGATTATTCTAGGGAGAAAGTGTATGGCGGCTTGACAGAAAAGGAAAAAGATGATAAAATTGAATTAACAACATCTAACGGAATTGGTGTAACGAAATTTTCAAAACATATGGAAGAGCGAGCTTCCGAAAGAAAGGTTTCTGTAAATGATATAAAAGATGCACTTATAAATCCGCTGTATATTGATGAAATTAAAATTGATAGTTTGGGCAGACCAAGCCAACGATTTATTGGTGAGAAAGCAACTGTTAATGTAAATCCCCAAACTGGAACTATCGCAACTATATGGAAAACAGGCAAGAACAAAATCAACAAGTACAAAAGGAAGTGATTATAATGTCAGAAAAACAAAAAGAGTTTCTTGTTTCTATTGGTATTGACCCAAATGATGAACTTGATGTCATAGAAGATAAAGTTGGTGATTACTTGACTTTGAACTGTTTGGATGAAAATTATAATCCAAATGAAGAAGGCTTGATGTGCGAAAGTATTTTGGATTATATCGGTCAGTTATAAATCTAACCGCTCCGCTACGGCGAGGCGGTATTTTTATACCCCAAAATCGGAACTAAGCACCTTAACGGGTGCTTTTTTCATACACAAATTTAAGAAAGCGAGGTCAGAAAATGGACGAGAAAAAGAAACTCCCTGATGAGGAGGAGAAGAAAACTCCCGATACTCACGAGGAGAAAAAGGACGAGCCAAAGGCTGAGGAAAAGCCTGTGGACAAGGCAGATGAGAACTCTGCCGACAAGGAACAGCCTGCGGTGGACGATAGTCAGGCTGACGAGAACGGCGAGGGTGCTGACAGGCTTGCGGAAGATAAGCAGGAACAGCCAAGCGAGGATAAGTCCGACAAGCAGGACAGTGCAGAGAACGCACCTGATGAAAAGGACCAGGAGATACTCAGGCTCAAAACTCAGATAGCCGCTATGCAGCTTGGTATCAAGCCCGACTGTATCGAGGACGCTGTTGCGGTGGCTGAAAGCTATGTGAGAAACGGCAGTCAGCAGGATATCAACGCCGCCCTTTCTGCGGTTGTGAAGAAGTATCCGGATATGAAAGGCGAGGGCGATAAAAAGTCCGACGGCAAAAAGCAGGGCGGTTTCAAGGTCGGTGCAGGATCCTCGGATACTGATGAAAAGAAGCCACAGAGCAAACCAACAGCGCAGAAACGCTGGAACAAATTCAAGTAAAAACAGGAGGAATGAATCATGCCAAATCTTAATTATGCAGAAGTATGGAATCCCGAACTCTTGGAGATAAGGATCCAGGAAACACTGTCAAGTCCGTTCATCACACAGAACGTAAGGTGGCTTGACGCAAAGACTTTCCACTTCACACAGATGTCAACATCAGGCTACAAGAGCCACAACAGAAACGGCGGCTGGAACACAGGTAAGTATGTTCAGACGGACGTGCCTTTCACACTCACACACGACCGTGACGTTGAGTTCCTTGTGGATAAGGCTGACGTTGACGAAACGAACTCATCAGCGTCTATCAAGAATATCTCAGAGGTATTCGAGAAAACACAGTCTGCTCCCGAAACGGACGCTCTGTTCTTCTCAAAGACAGCTCAGAGAGCGGCAGAGCTTGAGGGCTATCACTCATCAACAGCCGCTTCATCATACACAAAGGGTAACGTGTTCGATAAGCTCAAAGGCTTTCTTTCAGCAGGCAAACTGAGAAGATACAAGTCTAACGGCTCGCTCATTATGTATGTGACTTCCACAATTATGGACCTGCTGGAGCAGTCTGACAAGTTCACACGAAAGATAGAAATGACACAGATCGCAGAGGGAGGACTTGGTCTTAGAACAAGAGTGACTGACATTGACGGAGTGCCTATCATGGAGGTCATTGATGATGAGCGTTTCTATGACCGCTTCAACTTTGACCCTGAGGACGGCGGCTTTGAGCCTTGCGCCGCAAGATATGTAAAGACCGCTGATACCGATATCGTGAGCGGTAAGGAGTATTACACCGAATCAAGCGGTTCTTACACTAAGGTATCAGGCACACCGAGCAAGTCTGCACTTGATACATACTATGAAAAAGTCGCAGGTTCGCATAAGATAAACGTGCTTATCGCAACACCTGAGACCACAAAGATAGTGCCTAAGATCAACAGCATTTACAGCTTTGCTCCGGGCGGACACACAGAGGGTGACGGCTGGCTCTATCAGAACAGAGCGTTCTCAGATGTTTTCACTTTCCCAAACGGCAAGGACGGAAAGATAGACAGCATTTACGCTGACGTTGACACAGCAGAGTACAGCGAGTAAGGGGTGAGGGATATGTACCTCACCTCTACTGAGTTTTGCAATATCTGTCCTGAGTGTGATATCTCCGAAGAACAGTTCTCGGCTATTCGGCAAAGAGCTGAAAGCGATATCGACACGCTGACTTTCAACCGCATAACAGCAGAGGGCATTGACAGCTTCACAGACTTTCAGAGAGAGCGTATAAAGCGTTCCACAGCATTGCAGATGAAATTTATCTATGACAATTCGGAGCTGTTAGAAAGTCCTCTGAGCGCTTACAGCATAAGCGGAGTTTCAATGTCATTCGATAAGTCAAAGGTGGTATCTCTTGACGGCGTTATCACAACACGTCAGGTCTACAATGTGCTTATGCAGACAGGACTATGTTACAGGGGGCTGATGTGATGAAGTTTCCTCAGCTTGTACCTGAAAGGGTATGCAAAACGCCCTGTAAGGTCTATCGAACGGACGGACTTAATCGTGACGGCTCAAAGAAGCAGACGGTCATATTTGAGGGCAAATGCTTTCACTCTGAGAAGTCAAGGCAGAAATTATCCGCAGAGAAACAGCTTATAACCTTGTCAGGCGAGGCTCTTTTCTGCGGAGATATCGCCCCTGATAACGCTGTTATAGAGGGTTATGCGGTCATAGGCGGCAGGACGTACAAGATATATGGCTCTGAGAAAGCCAAAGACCCTGACGGCAGGGTGAATTACACAAGATTGGAGCTGATATAATGGGCATTGAAATAAAGCTTGATATGCAGGCGATAAAGGCTATCGAAGACGCTGCTGTGAAGTCCGCTGAGGTGGCTATGGAGCAGGTGAGGGCAGACCTTGTGAGTGCTCAGACAATGCCGTTCGATACAGGCGATATGCAGAATAATCAGACCTTTGTCCACGCTGACGAAAGCGGTGCAAGTCTTGTGACAGGCTCTCCGCAGGCAAGACGTTTGTACTATCACCCTGAGTATCATTTTCAGAAAGGCAATAACCCTAACGCAGGTGCGGCTTGGCTTGAACCATATATCACAGGCAGTAAAAAGGACCTTGCCAAGAATGAGTTTGTGGCAGAGTTCAAAAAGAGGACAGGCGTATGACTTTACTTAACATAGCGGATATGCTGAGCGATATCCTTGACTTGCAGGACGTGTATGCAGGCATTATTGACGGCAACCTTGACAAGTGCATAGGCGTGTACAACGCAAAGACCTCAAAGCCGCAGCGTATCTGCATAGGTGGAAAAGCCTGCACAAAAACACTTGAAAAACATATCTCGGTGCTTATTCATTGGACTGATACTCCCACGCAGGCAGAGATAAAGGCTCAAAGCGTTCTTGATATCCTATCCGATATACGTCAGCATAAGGCTGACGGCTTTATGGTAAAGTATCTCGAATGCAAAGAGCCTGTTTCTGTTGGCAGGGACGAGCGAGGCGTGTGTGAATATGTTATCGAGGCAACAGTATATTATGAAAGGAATGAATGAGTATGGCAAACACAACAGGAGTTTATCCCGTATATGAAAACCAGTTCAAGATAGACAAGACAGGCGGCGACGGCTCGACAGAGAGCAATCTTGTGACTATTGCCGATATGGAGAGCTTTTCAGTATCCATTGACGGCAATATCGAGGAGTGGAAGCCTTTTGATCAGCAGGGCTGGACAAGACGTCTGCTCACTGGTAAGTCTATCACTATCAGTATCTCAGGCAAGAGAAACGTCGGTGACGCAGGCAATGACTACATCGAGAGCCTTGCACTCAAAACAGGTGCTGCGGCGACCACAACCCTTGTGTGGAACTTCCCAAGCGGAGCAAAGCTTGTTATCAAGGGCGTTGTCAGCGTAACAGAATGGGGCGGCGGAGATTCGACAGCAGTTGCGCCGCTTGCGTTCGACTTTGCTTCCGACGGCAAGCCTGAGTTTACAGAGGCGGCAGCATAAACAACAATATTTGACAAGAAAAACTATCTGTGATATAATAACTTTGGGTACTGCAAATAACGGTAGGCGGTTTAAATAATCCTCCAAAAGCCTCATGGCTAAGGAGGTGAGCGACACATGAGCGTTATGGAAGTCTTAACTTTACTTCTACTTATAACAAACATAATTGGGCTTGTGCTCAATGTCTGCAATAAAAAGAAATAACCGCCCTTCTGCCAAAGGACGGTTATGATTTAAATTGACCAACCGGAGGTAAACCGCTTATCGCAGTACCTCTCTTTATGTTCATTATATCACAGCAAAACAACAATGTCAAGCACTTCGTTCACAGCGGAGTGCTTTTCTTATACCCAAAATCAGAAAGGATAATAACTATGGCAAAGATGTATACACTCGACAGCAAGCTTCTTACAGGTACACCTGAGATAAGAGTAGGCGACAAGGTCTACCCTGTGGACGACAGGCAGAAAACTGTCAAGAAGATACTTGATATCTGCGACAAGAACGCTGAAAAGAAAGACCTTGATATGATAGACGAGGTTTTCAAGCTTGCGTTCGCACCAAAGGACTACAAGGAGATAGAGGCAATGAATATGCCTTGGGCGGCACATCAGCAGCTTTTCACTCTTGCTATCTCAGCGGTAACAGGCGAGGATGCAGAAAAGACAGAGGCTCGATTTCCGCAGGAAAACGCAGAGTAAGCTTGAAGAAAGCTGGTACGATCTTGACTATGACCGAGAGCTTATCATACAGTCCATTGCAAAGCAGTACAATATCCTGCCCTCAGAGCAGGAAAATCTGCATTACAGCGATTGGTACAGGCTCGTTGCAGGACTTATGCACGATACACCACTGGGTCAGGTCGTTCGTATCAGGAGCGAGGACAACAAGGACATCATAAAAAATTTCGACAGGTATGAAAAGCAGATACGCTCAGAATGGACGGCGCTCAGAAGCCAGAAAGCAAAGGAAACGTTCACAGAGCAAGACAAGCTTGAAACTGCGAGATACTTTGAAAGGCTGTTCAAGGGAATGTTCGGAAAGGCAGGTGATAAGTAATGGCAGACGGAGCAAGCGTTGGTGTTATATCTCTTGACCTTGTGATAAAAAACAAGGTGCAGGAGCAGCTTGACAAGATATCTGCAAGCATACAGAACGGCTTTTCAAAGCCAGTAGAGCAGGCAGAGAAAGCTGTTGAGAACGCTATGGATAAGACCACTAAAGCCGTAGACGAGGGCTTTGGCAGTGCGTCGGAGATCGCTCAGAAGAGTATGCAGGAGGCTACTGCAAAGGTGGTGGCTGGACTTGATAAAGCCAATGAGCATATAAAAAGCACCACCGATCAAATCGAAAACATCAAGCCTAAAGTTGTGCAGATACATTACAATCCTGAGTATGACCCTGATAAGATAGAGGCTGAGGTTGATGATATCGCTCAGCAAATTACGGCAAAAGCTGACGAGGCGGCTAAAACAGCGACAGAGAGCTTTGGTGATTTTGAAATACCTGAAAGTGAATTTGAAAGGCTTAATCTCCAACTCGAAAATGCAACAGAAAAAATGAGCCTGTTGCAGGCTAAGTATAAAGAGCTACAAGCTGCTCTTGCAAACGCTAGTTCAGACGAAGAAGCTGCAAAGATAGTTTCAGAACTTAATGGCGTTGAAAGTAAGCTTATAAGTCAGCAGGGAGTTATAGATAAAACTCAAACAAAACTTAGCGAATATGAGGAAACATTTAGCAACTGCGGAAAAACAGGGACAACTGCTATTGAGAAACTAAAAAAAGTCGCTTCATTTGCAGGCAAAACCATAAAGACTACACTTGTGGGAGCTTTCAAGACAATGCGTTCGGCAGGCTCGAAGGCTGTTGACGCAGTTAAATCCAAATTCAGCAGGTTTAAAACAACTATCGACAGCACTTCAAAACCGCTGAGCAAGTTTACACATTCGCTCAAATCTGCGGCAAAAAGAGTGTTCTTAATGGCAGGCGTGCTTGTTTTGCTGAAAGGAATACGTTCCGCTGTTGCAAACGCTGTTTCAGGCAACGAAGAATTTGCCAAGTCTTTAAACGAAATAAAAGCAAACCTTACCATAGCTTTCACACCGATAATGAACACAGTTATGCCGTATCTCAATACGCTTATGACTGGCGTAGCGACGGCGACAAAAACTGTGGCGGCGTTTATCTCTGAGCTTTTCGGCACCACCTATCAGAAGTCCTTGCAGGCGACAAAGCAGGCGCAGAAGTCAGCGGAGAAGATAAAGAAAACTCAGGACACTTACCTTGCGGACTTTGACGTTGTAAGAGTTGCACCGGATCAGAGCAAGTCCGATACAGACAGTTCAGAGGGCGGCATTGATTACTCAGCCATAAACGGCGACAACGTTCAGCTTCCTGATTGGGCGGAGCGTATGAAAGACGCCATTAAGTCGGGCGATTGGGCAGGAGTTGGCTCTCTTGTGGCTGAAAAGGTCAACGGAGCTTTCGCATACATCAACTGGGACGGTATTCAGAAAAAGCTGAATGGCTTTGTGGATAAGCTTACAGACGGTCTGAACAGCTTTATAAACGGCGTGGATTGGACAGGTCTTGGGGACAGCTTCGGCGGCGGTATAAACACTATTTTTGGCGCAGGATACCGCTTTATGAAGAAGTTCGATTGGGCAGGCTTCGGCAAGGGTACGGCTAATTTTCTTAACGGCGGTATAAAGAAAACGAATTGGTCGCTTATCAGCAAGACCCTTGCTTCAAAATGGCAAGCTATCATCGACTATCTTTATTCGTTCGTTACCACCTTTGATTGGTCTGGCTTTGGTTCGTCCATAGGCACTTCTGTGAACGGCTGGTTTGATGAGATTGATTGGGGCAAGGCAGGAACGACTATTTCTGAGGGCGTGAAAGGTCTGCTTGATACGGCAATAAATTTCCTGCAAACTGTAAACTGGCAGGGCATAGGTGAAAAGCTGTGGACGTTCATTTCTACAATAGATTGGAGCGGCATTGCCACAAAGCTTTTCAAAGCCATAGGCTCAGCTATAGGCGGTGCGGTATCAGTGCTGTGGGGCTTTATCAAGGACGCTGTTTTCAGTATCCGTGACTACTTTACGGAGAAAATTAAGAACTGTGGCGGTAATATCGTTGAGGGGCTTTTCACAGGTATCGTTGACGCTTTCAAGGGCATAGGCACTTGGCTTTATGACCATGTTCTTACACCATTTATTGAGGGCTTCAAGAACTGTTTTGGTATTCACAGCCCTAGTAAGGTCATGGCTGAAATGGGCGGATATATCATACAAGGTCTGTATAATGCCGTATCTGAGGGTATTGCAAAGATAAAGGAGATCTTCACAAAGCTTCTTAACGCTGTCAAGGGCGTTTTCAAAGGCATAGGCAAGTGGTTCAAAAAGACCTTTTCAGACGCTTTCGGAGGCGTAAAGACCATTCTCAACGGCATTATAATGTTCGTCAAGAGCATTTTCACAGGCAATTGGAAAAAGGCTTGGCAGGGCGTAAAGAAGATCTTCAAAGGCGTGTGGGATACGCTTTACAGCGTTGTGAAAGCACCTATAAACCTAATTATCGGTGCAGTAAACAAAATGACCAGTGCTATTGAAAGTGCGGTCAACTGGATAATCGACGGCATTAACAGCCTGAGTTTTGATGTGCCTGATTGGGTGCCTGGCATAGGCGGAGAAACCTTCGGCTTTGATCTTGATACAATAAGCATACCTGAGATACCAAAGCTTGCAACAGGCGGACTTGCGACAGCACCGACCCTTGCAATGGTGGGCGATAACAGGAACGCAAAGGCAGACCCGGAGGTAATCTCACCTCTGAGCAAACTGCAAGGTATGCTTGATAACGGCAGGCTTGACGAGGTGTTAAGGGTGCTGAACGCTATACTTGATTGGCTGAAAGCTTATGACCCTGTGTTCTTCGGAACAGTTGACAGCAAGGTGCTTTTCAAGTGTATGCAGGACAGCAACAATCAGTATAAACGTAAGACGGGAGTGAGTGCATTTTGACAGGAACATTGCTAAAGATAAATGGCGTGTGGGTGACAGACCCTGACCCTGATAGCTGGAGTCCTGTAAACTGTTACGAATGGACGGCAGGTTCAGGACGAGTGAATACAACAGGTCTGTTTGTGGGTGCAAGAAAGTTCTGCAAATACAAACTGCCCTGCAAGTGGACAATGCTTCCTGTCGCAGATTCAGCCGAGATACAATCCCTTATCGAGGACGGACCCGACTTTGCAGAACTGGAGTTTTGGCACAATGGCAAGTATTATTCTATATCTGCCAACGCAAGCGACTATGTACCGCAGGGGCTTGTCAGACTTGACGGTGGTGAGTATTACAAGAGCTGTACTGTCACATTCGCGGAACGTTAGGAGGGCATATGTACACCATAGCAAGCAATGAGATAACAAGCAGGATAGAGAGTTACAAAGCCTTGTGGGGTATGTTGATAGAGGACGTTCAGAGTGGAGCACCTGTGGCATATGATGGCATTCAGAACGTTCAGACGGACATTCAATCAACCACTCTGAGTGATGATATAGAGCTTGGAGCTGTCTGCTCTCAGAGTGTGACGGCGGAACTGGTTGACGACGGAACTAAGTATCTTGGTAACGAGTATGTTTTCAGTTTGTATATGAAAGACAGTTCGGCATTTACCACCTACTCCACCCTAGAAGCCTACACCTACGCTGAGCTTTCAAAGCTGACAGTGGAGCAGATAAGCAAGCTTGGAGAGGTGCTTGACGGAGAGAGAATACCCCTTGGGCGTTTTACCTGCGTGAAGTCGAAAAAGTCGGGCGGAAATACTGAGGTCACTTTTGCGGATAGGTTGTATTTTTCCGACAAGGTCTACAAGCCAAAAGTCGCCCTGCCTGCATGGAGCAAAGCTATCGAGGACGATATTTGCAAGCAGCTTGGACTGCAAAACGGCAACGACTATACCATCCCTGCAAAGCTCCGTGTAAAGGGCGGAGCAAGGCTTTACGGCAAGGGTCACATAAGGCTGAAAACTGCAAACTTCGACTTCAAAATAAGCTCTATACCCAAAGACACCACAATGCGGCAGATGCTCAGCTACATCGCCTCGGCACAAGGCGAGTTCGGTTTTGTTGACCGATACGGCAGATACGTTCGCAAATGGTACGGCTCGAGCGTGAAGATACTGGACAACAACACTATCGACCTGCCAACACTGGGAGAACGTCCGAATATCCTCGCAGGCATTGTCTGCAAGGTCAGCGACAGCGAAACTCTGCGGCTGGGCAATACCACAGGCTCGGCAGGGCGTGTGCTGGAGTTTGAAAATCCATATATGACAATGTCGCTGCTGCGGTCATTATGGCATAGGATAGGCGGCTTTTCGTGGTATACAACGGAGCTTTTTCACCGCCTTGGCGACCCCCGATTTGACGTTGGTGACGTTGTGACATACGTCAGCGACAGCGGCGAAAGCTACGATATACCAATAACTAACATAGGATTCAATTTTGACGGCGGACTTTCAGCCGATATTTCTGCGGTGGGTCTGTCGGTGGAAGAACAGCTTTAGGAGGCGAGATTATGGACGAGAACGAGATAACAACTGTAGCTGATACGCAGGCGGAGAATACTGCCGATACAGCGGACACAGGTCAGACAACGCCCACCACCGAGGAGCTTATCCAGCAGCTCACGGCGAGGGTGGCAGCTCTTGAAGAAATAGTGGGCGAGGAGGAGTATGAGCTGCGGAACTCGGGCGAACAGACGGACGAGCTTTTAGACGGCGGTACAGCGGTGTTTCGTGCAAAGACAGCGGCGCAGATAGTAAGCCTTGTGAACAGGCTCTACCCACTGTATATGCGGTGGGGGTCTTTCACGGTGAATATGAAGGTCAACGCTGACAACGGTTCCCAGTGGTCATACAATACACGCACAGGAATGATACCCTCGGGGGTCACTAACCCTGCGGTGTTTATGGTGTGCGACTGGGGCAAAAAGCACTTCAAGTCGCAGAGTTTTCAATACAAAGTCGCAAGCAACAGCAGGGACATCGACTGGGAGGCATACCTTGAGCACACCTCAGACCAGGGCGGCACATACGCTTTCA